AATATCTTATATACGTACGTATAAGGATTATTTATAAACTTCATATCGAAAGTATCAAAGTCAAATATGTATATTCCTTTTTCTTCTCCTAAATTCCTAAAGTCTACATTTCTGCAAGAACCTATATATTTAGCATATTTACCATCGACTTCATATTCAGCCGGGTCGTGTATATGTCCCAATAATACTAAATCATAATTGTACTTTCTTATTAATTCTTCAGCTGAAGGATGTTTCCTATCTTCATTTCCTGCTTGTTTATGTCTATAAAAAACTTGGTACATATCGAAATGTCCCATTAATATTCTCTTGGTACCAGCACTAAAATGCTTATCTGCTTCAGCTAAACTTTCATATATATCTGTAGAATAAGGTATAAAAGCAACTTCTACTCCATCTTGTATTTTAACGACTTTCGGAGAATCAAATACTATTACGTTTGGATAGAAAGCAAATGGAGATAATAAAGAGCTTCTTACCTTTATATTGCGATCGCCGACTTTTACCTCAGAAACTTTATTATCAAAATCATCATGGTTACCTACTATAAATAACGTAGTCGTGTCAACTGATATATCAGCAATAAGTTTCGATACGATACTTATTACAGATGAACTGATTTTGTTAGGCGAATTGAAGACATCACCAAAGAATATAACAAAATCAGGTTTTTCCTCATCTATAATATTTCTTATTAAATCAAATAAATTAAAAATCTCATGAAAAGAATCACTATTTGTTATAGAGGTCTTTACATTATCTATATGCAAGTCACCGATTAGTAGAGCTTTCAGCTCAATCACCTCTTTCTATTTTTCATTATGCTTATAGCTTTTAAAGTCTTAGCTGCTTGAAACTTGAATACTGTAGCTGCTTTAGCATTCTTCTTTAATATTTGATGATATTCGTCTTCTCCTTCATATATATTTAAACATAAATATTTTAAAAATTTTTTATGGCTATAGTTTAATTTCCTCTCAAATAATTCTCTTGTTATCGTGTTGTTTATCTTATATATAAACGGATTTTCTAGGTTTGATAAATCTATTATAGACTGATTATCACTTATTATCTTTTTATTTTCTTTGGTTAAAATATTATTAAATCTTTTTAATAAATTTAAATCTTTTTTATCTAAAGAAGTATTATTATCTATAGCATATTTAACACAGTCATGTAGTACTTCAACGTTGTCATATACCATATCTTTATTATACACTAAATTTAGAATATTGAAAACATGTGAAACTTTCTGCCAACCCCAATTTTTTATACCATCTATATTATCACTCTTATCACCTACTATGGATTTACCTAAAGCGTAATTCTTGTGATTAAAATAAAAATCTAGATTATATTTCTTATACCAATTATCTTTATTAATATAGCCTTTATTAAAATTGTAGAGCTCTACATTATCATCTAAAATTTGTATAAAGTCCGAGTCGTTTGAAACCACTGTAAACTTAGCTTTATTATCTAGTCTCTTTATATAATTGATTAAAATATATATAATAAAGTCGGCTTCAGTATTTTTGACTTCTATGAATGGAGTAGGTAATGTATAAAGTATTTTCTTAATATATTCTAAATAACTCTTCTCTTTCTCTTCCTCAGTTAAGCTCTTCATTCTCTTTCTATTTTCCTTGTAATTTTTAACTATGGCTTTGGCTCTTTTATTATAGCCATTATCTGAACAAAAATAAACGACGTCAGGTTTGTTCTCTATTATTATGTTGGATATGTTATTTAACAAACCATATGTCACTTTAGTTACTATCTCTGCTTCATCTAGTTCAGACAAACTCTGTACATGCGTATAACGTTTTACTAAATTAAACCAATCAAATATAATATGTTGCACGCCTACATTCCTCACTTTTCATTTAAGTTTTTTTTACTTTATTATTATAACATAGTTTAAGTTATTTGTACAAAAAAATGCCCTCATACGAGGGCATTTAATCTAAGTGTTATATATAAGTGAACTACCTCCACTTATAGAAGTGGTGGCTTCTGTTGCTGTTTAGTTAAATTTATTTTCATAACACTTAATTAAAAATTTATTCTCTGATAGCCGTAATAGCGATAGTAATTATTGAATTCTCTTCTTCATCTTTAACTGTAAGGGCGATAATTAAATCACTTATAAGCATCTCTACTTTTTCATTATCCTTAAGTTTCATTACTTTATTTAAATGTTTAATGAGCTCTATGCTATAGGTACAGTTCAATTGACCATCCACAGGTACATTGTCAAAAGTATATTCAATCTTATTACCTAACATATCTTTGCTTTTTACGAACAACTTACCGTTACGGCTTTTAAATGTTATACTGGTAATGTTTACAAAAGATGATATAGTATTAATAAGCTCTTTAAACTCATCTAAATCTGGTTCAAAAAGGACATAATTGGAATCTTCAATACCATTATCATCTTTAGCTAATTGATACAATTCTAATCCTGTATAAGGGAATTCCATTATATCATCTTCGCTTACAGAAAACAAGGACAGTGTTATCCTCTTATTTGGACTGCTTGCAACTATTTTACTCTTTGAAACTTCTAAGGTGGTAAAATCTGAGTTGAGTATTATATTCGTAAGTGTCTTATTGAGGGGTAATAGTATAATCATTCCTGTATTCTCTTCCAATTCTATATCGTTAATCTTTGATCTACCAGAAAATACGACATCACCGTTAATATCTATAGCTTCTATAGACACATAACTAATTCCGTCCTCATCTTTAAAAAATTTTACAGGTACAGATGGGAAAGTACCTGGACAAAACAAAACCAGATTTTTTAAACTCTTTATACCTTCTTCATTAAGTGTTATCATCATTTCTTCCATTACTCAATTCCTCCTTTATTATTCATATTTATATTATTATATCAAAAAACGAATCAAAGTACATAGTATTTATTTCGTTTAAACATTCTTTATAACATTCTTTATCAAAGTGTATTATTTTATTTTCATGAATGTCACTAACAAAAGAAACAAAAGTATCAGCAATATTTAAAGCTATATCCAATATATTCATAAAATTGCAATGCGAATATTTCATTTTTTCTAATTCTAATCTTACAAATTCAAAATTATCTTTCATATTTACGTTTAAAATAATATTATTTTTCTTAAATTGTTCATCGATTTTATATAATATTAAATCAAGGAAACCAATCAAACCATCTATAATTGCAGCATTATCTCTTAAAATTAACCTATTCCATTTAATATCAGTCTTAGTAAGTTTATCTATCAGCTCAAAATCTCTTTCATAAAAATGAGCGCTACCTATATTAACTTGCATATATTCATATTGTACATTTAAAATTCTAGACAAAAATTGCGCTACAATATCCCACCAAGGAATATCGAATGTTAATCCCTTAATTGCATCTGAAGACCTTATATGGATTAAATTAAACAGTTTACCTTCTCTTACTAGGAAATGTTGGTTTTGTGTACATGTAAAATCTTTTATATTATCCTCATAAATAACAGGTAGTGTGTATTGAATTATTGCCTGTCTACTATGAATATCCTTTTCTAGAGTCTTAATTACATATTTAAAAGGTGAATTATTTCTATCATATTCGTATTGTTCTACAACATCTTTATGGAACACATGATAACCGTAATTTGAATTGACTGCATTCGCATAATTAACATTATTTATATGGAGCTCATCCCTTATTGGATTTCTCAATTTATCCCACATCTTACCAAATAATGCTATATAATCCGGATAAATATGACCGGACATATACCACATAAATTCTGCTCTTAAATACTTACCTTCAGGTGTCTTGTTATTCGTAGTATTTCTAAGTTCAGAATTTATAATAACTTCATTATTGGTAACTTCCAACCTCTCACCTATTCTTTCTTTAATCAGCATACCTCTTGGACTTGTTACATAACTATCAATATTAATTCGTTGTATTAAATCCTTGTATAAATTCATATATCATTTCTCCTTTCTTCCACTATATTCTTATTTATATTATAACAAAAAATGGGAGGCTGTAAATTATAATTTACAGTATCTCCCTTAAAGTAAAAATACAACTCATTAAAACTAAGTCTTTATCTACCACGAATCGGTCTTTATAAGCATGTTCGGCTATAGCTATGATAGCTTCAGGACTATCATAATTGTTAATAACATAGTTTTTTAATTCTGAATATATATCATCGCTTAATACTAGTTTTTTAACTACATTGGCAATTTCTTTTACTGACTTATTTTTATCTAGTAGAAGCTCGAAATAACTGTCGTTATTATTCTCAACATCTACTATCTTCAATTCACCATATATATTGTATATTTTTTGAGTTTCATTAATAATCTTACGAATATCTGTATTGTATTTTTTAACTATATAAACTATGTAGTCTTTTGTAAAATCTACACCTTCTTCACGTAAAATTTCTACCAATCTCTTAACAATATCTTTTGGTCTTGGTTTGAGTTCAAACTCTACACACCTGCTGCGAATGGCATCATTAACTCTACTTATACTATTACAAGTTAAAATATATCTACAATTATTTGATACATTTTCCATTATTTCACGTAAAGAATCTTGAGCAGCTGGAGCAAGTCCATCTGCCTCATTCAATACTACTATCTTTGGTTTAGAGCCCCAAGCTGCAGTTGTTGAAAAACCTAAAACTTTTTCACGAATAGTATCTATTCCACGTTCTTCAGATGCATTGATAATTAATTTAACACAATCGATGTTAGTTAACAGAATATTAACTATCGAATTCTTTCCTGTACCGGGTCGACCATATAACAACAAATTTGGAATTGACTGCTTCTTTATACAACTAGTAACGAAGTTTTTAACTTCAGGAGAAGCAATCAATTCATCAGGTTTAGAAGGTCTATACTTCTCAACCCACAACTCTTCCAACTTATTAACAATTTGAACTCCTCTTCCATATACGCTGCTCATTAAAAAACCTCCTTTAAAATTCTTCTCTTATAATTATAACACAGAAGAGGAGTTTTGTAAACATGTTTTTTAAATCTTTACACCTCTTTCTTCAGGAGTACCAGGAATCAAACTATCACAAATAGCTGCAAGTATTCCTGCGACTGCCATCGGTGTCTTTAAAATACCCCAAATTATTTGACCTATAACTCCATAATCAAAGAATACTTCTTGTTGTCCTTCTACCCAACCTGGTAGACCAAGAGCCATTAAGAAGGCGAAACCGACTATTAAAACATTTCGTTGACTAGTCATGTCGGCTTTCAAAAGAACTTGTATACCTAATGTTCCTATAATTCCAAATAAAGCTATGTAAGCTCCACCTATTACAGGACTAGGTATGGTAGCTATCAATGTACCTAGTTTTCCTATCATACTGAGTATTATAAGAATAACTGCACCTATTCTTACGACATATCTGGAAGCTACACCTGTAAGACTTATTAAACCTATGTTTTCTGTATAAGATGTAGTACCTACAGCTCCAAATATTCCAGCTAAAGCACAACCTATTCCTTCAGCTCCAATACCACGACTTATGGTATCTGAATCAGGGTCGTCTAAACCAGCTGCATATGAGCAAGAATGATAGTCTCCTATAGACTCTATCATTACGGCAAAGAAACCTGCTAATATAGCACCGAATGCTAAGAAACTAAATTTAGGAATTCCCCAAGGCATAATGAAATTAAACCTAAACCATGACACCTTAGTAACA